GACGTTGGATAAAAATAAGTTAGAGGTAAAAAAATGAAGTTGTACGAACGTCTTACGTTAGTAGGTGCGATTATTATATGTATGTTGATAGTCTACTCCTTTGAAAGTACACGTCAATCAGCCGTAGTTGCTCAGGTGTGGGATGTTAATTATATCTGGCAAGAACAGTATTCTGTAACAACAGATAGTGTACTTGTATTGTTTTCGGTATATTGGAGACAAGCATCACTTCGAGCAAATAACTGTGATGTATTGGTAAAACTGGCTGGAACTGCAGAATCTGATACTTCTGATACAGGAAAGAAGGATTGGATTGCTATTCAAAATGGAGGGGTTATTAGTGTAGAACCTGCTACTGGACTTAGACATATGAAGTATAAAGCATCTAGTGGTTCTGGAACACTTGATATAATTGGCTATAAACAAACTGCACAGTATTAGGAGAAAAATATTATGGCAAATGAACTATCTGTTCATGCTGGGTTAGTCGCAAATCTTAATGGAGCGAATCTCAGCGCAAGTGGCTCTGCTTCAGTAACAGTAAGTGGAGATGCCTTTGTTAAAAAAGTAGTATTAGTTGGAACTGTTAGAGAGGCTGTTGCATCTGCGAGTGATTTAAGTAGTTACGGGTACGTATTTATTAAGAATCTGGATACAACTAATTATATTGAAGTTGGTTGTTATGACTCTGATATCTACTACACAGTAAAGGTAAAAGCTGGAGAAGTTGCGTTATTTCGCTCTGCGGGTAATGCTCTTTATGCTAAAGCAAATAGTGCAGATGTACTTATTGAATTTGTTCTAATTGAGAATTAACATGATTCCTGATATGAAATTGAAAGAACATGCTAGTAAAGATGAGTTAAGAGAGCTGTACTATGAATGTATGAAGTCTACTAGATTATTTGCTAGAGTGTTCTTTCCAAATAAATTCTCTATACCGTTTTCTGATAAGATTCATAGCAAAATATTTGAATTGCTTGATGATGATAGTAATCAATTAGTAGCGATAGCTGCACCACGAGGAATTGGTAAGACTAGTATACTATCAGCATTTGCGGCAAGACAATTATGCTATAGGCTTAAAAAGTATATAGTACCGATTAGTTGTACCGCTATGTCTGCATTAGAACAGAGCGAAAACTTGAAGTCTGAACTTACAAATAATGAAAATATAGTAAAGGTATTTGGAGATGCTAAAAGCAACAACTTTAGTAAGGAGTACTGGGATACTGTGTTTGGCTCAAGAGTGCGTCCACTTGGGGCAGACCAACAATTCAGGGGAAGACTATTTGGTAGTTCTCGTGTTGATTTGTTTTTGGCAGATGACTTGGAAAGTCCTGAGCGTTCTGATAATGAGGAGCAACGGGAAAAAAGAAAAAAATGGTTTTATAGCGATGTGCTCAACTCGGTAAATAGACATAGGAAGGATTGGAGAGTTATTGTAGTTGGAACTATTTTACATGAAGATTCACTTCTTGCAAATTTATTAGATAATAAAGACTTTGCGTCAGTTAGACTTGAGTTATGTGATGATGAATTTAATTCCAACTGGGAAGAAGCATTTAGTACTGAAGAAGTGAAAATCCTATATAATCAATTCTCAAATGCTAATGAAGTTGATGTATTTTTTAGGGAATATAGAAATCTTGCAGTACCTGTAGGTGAGCACGCAGCTTTTAAGAAAAGCCTGTTCAAGTATTATTCTCCTACTCTGGAAAAAATAGAAGATAATAGTGATGTAGTATTTATAGTAGTAGTAGATCCATGTAAAAAGGAAACTATGCAAACTGCAGAGTCTGCAATAGTAGTATGGGGAATTGATATAGAGAATGGGCTATTTTACTTTGTAGATTATTTTTCAGAGAAAGTTACAGGAAACGCTTTATATGATGAAATCATAAGGTTTATATTAAAGTATAATGCTATTGCCATAGGTATTGAAACTACTGGGTTGGAAGATTGGATAATTGAACCATTTAAGTTTAAAGTAAAACAGAGAGGAATATTTTGTAACATTATAGCATTGAAAGCTGGTAGAGGTTCAGCAAGAGGTAAGGGAAAGGAGCTTAGAATAAGAGGTCTTATTCCTTACTATGAACAAGGCAAGGTGTTTCATAATATACTGAAATGTGATAGATATGAAGTACAATTATTGAGTTTTCCAAAAGCCACTAGATGGGATATTATGGATGCTGCTTCATATTTACCTATGATGATAAGGGAGGGGAATCTGATATTTAATACTAAACAGAGAGATGAGATTACACTTAAATCTATTATGCCTCTTCCTAAACTTGTGAGACCTAACTATTGGATGTAAGGTGTGTTCAAAAATCGAACACATCTATTTGAATGAAAGGAAAGTATGGATAAGAAATATGTTGATATGAATTATAAGAATGTGGACTATAAGTATAAGTACCCAAAAGGTCTTAACCTAAAACCTGGGTCAAAACTACATGATGATTTGGTTAATGTAGTTATGGATTATATTAAAGAGTCTTATGATGTAATGTCTAAAAGGTATCCATCCTGGCGAGAAATTAATAGAGTCCTGACATCATATATCCCAACTGATAGCTATGAAGATGCAATTAAAAATGCAGATCCTAGAAAACCGTTAAGTATGGTAATACCAAAATCATTCGCAACACTTGATACTCTTCTTGCCTACTTTATGGCTGCATTTGGTGAACACCCTATATTCAGATATTCAGGGTATAGTGCTGATGATATAGTTGGAGCAAAGAAATTAGAACTGGCAGTAGGAATGCAGAATATAATGAAAAAAACTCTTCTCAATTTAAGAACCGCCTGGAGAGATGGATTTGCTTACGGAATAGGTGGGGTTAGTAATTTTTTTACAAAAGATATTGTCAGAAATGAGTTTAAGACCACCAAAGAAGAGACTAGTAAACTGTCGTGGAGAGGATTATTTAGTGGGTTGACTTTAAGTGATAATGTGGCAAATGTAGTAAAAGAGAAAATAGTGTATGAGGGTAATAGTGTTACTAATCTAGACCCATTTTGTATGTTTCCAGATATTAATGTAAATTATAACGATATACAAAAAGGAAGTTACTTTGGATGGATTCATAAGACTAATATTTTTGATTTACTATCTGATGAAAAGGCTGGGAATGGAATATTTAATGCACTATATGTTAGACATCTACCACAAGCAACTAGTAGATACTTTTCTTCTGAATCTACTACTGGTAGAACTGATAGATTTACTAATCCATCAGTTTCTTACGGTAAAGATGCTGTGCATATAGTATATGTAGTAGCTAAAATATGTCCAGATATGTATGGGTTAGGAAAGGAAAGTTATCCACAAAAGTGGTTGTTTGGAATAGCTGGGGATTCTATTATTGTTAGAGCTGAACCATTATCTTTTGCACATAATCAATTTCCTATTGCAGTATGTGCACCAGATACAGATGGGCACTCACCTTTGAGTATGGGAAGATTAGAGGTTGTGTATCCTTCTCAAGCTGCAATGGATTGGTTTATATCTACTCATGTAGCGAACTCAAGAAAAACTGTTAATAATATGTTTGTAGTTGATCCTTACATACTAAATATGGACGATATGATTGAGAGTAAGGCAGGATTACTTGCTCGTATAAGTAATAGATTCTGGGGAGAAGCGGGAGCAGTTGATAAGGCAATTAAACAGCTACCAGTGTATGATGTAACTAGAGGCAATATCGCAGATGCAGCTTACTTATCAGATGTAATGAGAGAAGCAGCTGGAGATGCAGAAAACGTAGTCGGTATGCAAAGAAAGCATTCTGGACGTGTTACTGCTGCAGAGATAACAACTTCTAGGTCTTCTGCATTAGGAAGACTGGCAAGTTTAGCCCAAATTGTTAGTATGCAGCTGCATCAGGACTTGTCTTTTCAACAGGGACACAATACCATACAGTTTATGAGTGATGATATATGGGCAGAGATAATTGGCGATGAAAGAGAATATGCAGAGCTAATGCCACAACAAAATAGAGTTCCTATAACTAGATCTGATATTGATATTAACTTCAATATTGTTCCTGGAGACGGTACTATTCCAGGTGCTGTTGATGTAACAACATTGCAACAAATGTTTCAAATTATAGCTACACAGCCAGCTCTATATCCATTGTACGATTTAGGAAAATTATTCACAGTAATTGCAAAAGGAGCTGGAGTAAAGAACATATCTCATTATTTAAAAAATGTCTCGGCTACAACTATGCCTGATGAAGAGGTAGTTAGACAAGCCGAGAAAGGAAACTTAATCCAATTATAGGAGACTAAGTATGAAACACACAAAGTATGCCGAGATAGTAAAAGCAGATGCTATGGTACAGGCAGAATTGGGAATAATTACAAAAGATAAGTTATCTGGAAGTTATCAACAGTTCTGCTTATTTCAAGAAAATATCTGCTGGGTTGATATAGTAGGGTTTTTACTTGAAAAGTTATCATTGTTCAACAAAAGACTTATAGTGGCAAGGGAAATAGATGATATTGCCAGACTACAAGGACAGATAACTGAAATTCGTCAATTAATAGATTTACCAAAAATAATAGCTGAAGAATTAAAAAGGGAGACCAAAAATGAAACAACCATTACAAAGTGATGTAAGTAATGTGTCAAATGTAGGTAATGCTGTATCTAGTGGTGCAGCAGCTGCGCAAGCTAAAATATCAACTGTTGCACCTGTTGCGCCTGTTGAGCAACCTCCTGTACAGACACAGGAGCAGGTAATTACACCAGAGACTTTGCAGGCACAAATTAAAGATATTGTAAAAGAAGCATTCTTACAATATGCACCACAGCAAGTACAAGGACAACAGGAACCTACTAAATTAGCCCTTAGTCCTCAACCTATTGCAACTAGTAAAGAAGAATTAGATGCAATGTTGGAAGATCCAAGTAAGTTGTCAAAACGTGTAAATGAGTTAGTATTTTCATATATTGAGCAAGCATTTACAACACTTCCTAGTATGATTAATAATACTGTAGTAAATGCTGTATCTTTAGTAAAGGAAACAGAGAGCTTTTTTGCAAATAATCCTGACCTAATACCATACGAAGGTATTCTTGGTCAAACACTAACAGAGTTGCATGCTCGGTTTCCACAAATGACTATAAATCACTTGCTCCAAGAATCTGGGAGAACACTCAGGACTAAATACAATTTGCTTCCTCGTCCTTCTGCAGCTCAAACTCTTCCTATTCCTCCTATTGCCCCTGGTGGAAATGGAGGAGCAACAGGTAACTATGCTCCTCCATCTGCTACTAGTCCACAACAGGTGGGTAAAAGAAGTTTGGCAGATGAGGTTGCAAGAACTTTTAATATTAAATAACCTAACTGGAGGCTGTATGGAACCATCAAATAGTCGAATTGACCGTAACGTAGCTGGATTAGTTAATCGAGTCTACAATCTTACACAAGGAACCATAACTGCATTTTATCTTAAATCCTACCAGGATATAGTACGAATTACTACTACTGCTGGTTCTGGTAATATGACCGTTTATCTTCCGCCTGTATCACAATGTATAGGAAAGCTTCTTTCTATTATGTTGATAGCTCGGGGAGGTACTGAAGTAGTATCAATTGCAGACATAGACGATTCACTGGATTGGGTAGATATTACAAATATGGATGCAGTTAATGATTCATTACTACTGTACTGTGATGGTCTAAAGTGGCATGTAGTAAAGAACGACATAGCATAGAAGGAACAAGTAGTATAGCTATGGCACCAACATCTTAATAATTAATAATAGTCTTCTGCTGGAGACCCAGAAGTCAACTTAACAGAGGAGAATAATATGTCAAGTTTTATGGGAATGAGAGGAAGTGGTAACTTTGCGGCTAATGAGCGACCCGAAAGTTGGCTCCAGGGAATTCTGTATGAGTATCCTAATGGAGATGCACCACTTATTGCAATTTCGTCTATGATGAAGTCAGAGCCAGTAGATGACCCGCACTTTCACTGGTGGACTAAATCACTACCGTCACAAAGGGCTACTGTAACTGGAAGTTATATTAATGCAGCTTTAAGTACTGCCTATGTCTATGCAACTCATCAGGCAACTCATGGTGTTACAGGTGGAGTTGTGTACATGAAAATGAGTGCCACAGATATTGTACACTTTCGGATTGGTCATCAAGTAGTATTACGCGATGCAGATAGACCAAGTGTTACTGTTCTTGGCAAGGTAATTGCTAGACAAGCTAATGGCAACAGTTCATATATTGGATTGATGCTTCTCGAAGCTGATGATAACGACCCAAGTCCTGCTACGTATAATATATCAACAGTTGATGTGGCAATTGTTGGGGCTTCTATGCAGCCTGAAGGCTCTCCAATGCCTGATACTATTGCATATAACCCTATAGAGTATGAAAATTTCACTCAAATTATTGAGACTCCCTTATTCATTACACGTACAGCAATGAGAACAAAGCTGCGGACTGAAGATGCATATCTAGAAGCAAAGAGAGAAGCTGCAGAGATTCATTCCATTGCCATGGAAATGCAAAGAATTTTTGGCGTTCCCTATTCTGGAGTTGGAGATAACGCAAAAAAGGAGCGTTCTAGTATGGGATGGCTACACTTTATTAAAACGTATGCACCTAATAATGTAAGTGATTTTCCTACTAGCTCTATATATGCAGGTAAAACTTGGGTTCAAGCTGGAAAGACATGGTTGAATGCCTCGTTAGAGCAGATATTCAGATATGGTTCAAATGAGAAGTTAGCATTATGTGGTAGTGGAGCACTACTTGGTATTAATACTCTAGCAGAGACATATGGAAGTATTAATTTAGTACCAGGCGCTCCAGCATATGGAATAAAGGTAAAAACTTGGGAAACTCCAGTTGGTACATTACATTTAAAGACACATCCTAAATTTAACCAGGAAGAGACAATGCGATACTCTATGCTAATTATAGAACCCAAAAATATGATTAGACGAGTGATTGATGATGTAACTTTTAAAGCTGACAACGAATTTGAAGGTGGAGTTGGAAAGGTTGATGGAAAGAATGAAAGTTTTATTTCCGAAGATGGATGTGAATTTCACTTTCCAAATAACCATGGCTTTTTGACTGGTGTAGGTCAAAATAATAATTTGTAGTACAGATGAACAAAGTGCGTATATTACAATGTACGCACTTATGTTCAATTTTCGAACACATCTTATAATGAGGATAAAGTGAATTTATTACAACTTAGAACATTTTTTATTAGTACCTATGGTAAATTTAATCTAGTAAAAGATAATGTTAGCTATGTAGATAATGGTGCTAATGAATATATAAACTTAGCATTAAAGTATCTAGAATCTAAATATCCTCAAGATTCTAGTGTTAGGGTTTATAAGAAGGATGTAGCTGCAAATACATACAGAGTAGATATAACTCTAGCTAAATATATATCTTCTGTGTGGTGGCAAACTGATAGTTCATTTACTCAATTAGAGCCAATTAAGTATAGTAAATTATTGGAAAATTATATAAAACCCATTACAGAAAATAATAGTGGAGATGTTATTTATTATTGTGCTGTAACTAATAAGCTACATCCTTCTCAAAAATCTTTAACCTCTGCTAACTATACTACTCAATTTACAAGAGGAGGTAGTGAAATATTATTTTCAGACCAGGGGGATGCTGAAGAGTATGATAGTATTATACTTGCGCCAATTCCAGCGTCTAATGGAACAATAACGATAGAAGGAAAGTTTATAGAGCAGCTAGTAGATGATACTGATATCTGTATTTGGTCTGTTAAGTATCCATTACTTGTAGCTACAGTAGCTAATATGCTATATGATGGGCTTAGAGGTGGTATTGATTCTATGAGTAGATTTGTGTTAGCTGTAGATACACTTATGAAAGAATTTAGTAAGGATAGAGTTAACGAAGAAATAAGGTTATTTAATCAGATAGGAGGTTAGTGTGATAGTAAGTAGAGTATCTACACTTATTGATTATAAGTCAGTAAAAATTAGAAAGCTTGTAGAAAGAGTGAAGGATTATTGTGATTCACTAAATATTTTGGAGGTAAGTATGGATTTAAGTAAGTTGTCAGATAAAGAACTAAATGTTCTTGTAGAAAAGGATTTAGGCGGCAGAGTAGGAATACTTATTAGAGAAGAAGTAGAACGAAGGAGCAAAGATAGTATTGTAGATAATACTAAAGAGTCGATACCACAGCAAAAGGCTAGAAAAACTAAATCATCTGGAGTATTAAAATAGTGAGTATGTATGATATTACTGGCATCTTTCGTAAAGGATTACGTAAAAGTAGTAGAGATGTTGACGGTGGAGCTATTGTATTTAATAATCTCGAACCTAAAGCATCTGGCATCTTTGGGTATCGACCTATATATCCTGTAGTAAGTGAGGAAATATTACGGAGATATGGTATTGTAATAGTTCCACCGTTTCCTCAAGTATATGTTGGTAAACAACATACTTTTCTACTTGATAGAAATACTATTTTCATAGTAGGGGAAGATGATATATATCCTATTTCTACATATGATATTACTAGTCCTTCTACACCTAAAGCTATAACTCCTGGAGACCCTTGGCAGATAGCAGATGCTGGAGAATCAGTACTATTTTTTAATGGATACTGTTCTGTACTAATGTTAGGTACTGAAAGAATGAAAGAAAGACCAGAAAAACTTTATGTAAGTACCCTAGCAGTTAACGCTGGAACTTATTATAAAGGTAGATTTATTTTTGGTGGCTTTCGGTATGGGATAAGTTCGACTTGGAAAGATTTCTGGAAAAGTTTAGCTGACGTAAGAGGTATTAGTCTTAATTATAGTGTAGACTTAAAACTCAATCAAATTTGGTGGACAGTGATTGGAGGTAATGATGTAGGATTCTTGTTTGATTATCAGAGTGCCATGTCTGGCTATATAACTACTAGTGATGGTCTTGCAACTACACCCTTTAATCAGTTTGTACTGGAAATGGTACAGAGGAATGATTTTGGTTCAGCCGTAATGCCTAGTCAGGGAGAAGTTAAGGCTATCAAAAATTTTGGTGGAGGATTTATAGTCTATACTTCATCAGGTATACATTTATTTAAACATAGTTATGAACCTGTTACTGGAACACCAGCTTTTGAACAGGTAGATTTAAGTGATATTGGTATACCTAACGGTGGCTGCGTTGGAGGAGATGAGAGTGTACATCTTGTATTAGGTATAGATAGTAAATTAAGACTACTTACGTCTGAAGGATTAAATACTTTAGGATATCGAGAGTGGTTCTCACCATATGCTGGTAATTGGAATCAAATAAGTTATGATAAAATAAATAATAGGTTTTTTATTTGTGTACAGGATAAGACATTTGTATTAAACTTTGATAATGAATATAATGTACCAACATTATCTACTACTAACCAACTTATAACCTCTGTTGCTGTAGGAAAGAGTTTTGTTGCACATGAGCATTATGCTGTAGGATTGGCTACTCCTCCAGATTATATGTATATAGGCGGTGAGTTGTGTAGTGGTATATTAGAACTTAATATGTTAAATCAGATGTTTATTCATGGAGGATTTGTAGGTGGAGACTTTAATGAAACATACCCTAATATGTATGTTGAGTACAGATTCAAACGAGGTGATACATTCGTTAGAGGTAATGAGATGAAAACAAATAATGAAGGATATACGGAGTTAATGTGTAATGCTTTAGACTTTAGGGTTGGAGTTAAGTTTGTTGATATAAGAAATGTCGGACTTAAGTCGATTAAAGTTGCGCTGAGTTCATCTGAAAATAGATATGGAAGAGATTAAATGCTAGTAGAACTTACAATAGACCAAGCAATGGAAATGTGGAATAGCATTAAAGCTTCTATTCAAGAAGTGTTACCTGGAAAGTGGAAAACAGAAGAGCATATTGGTCTTCTACTTGTCCAAGCAGTACAGTCTGGGATACTAGTACCCTGGGTAATTTTCGAAACTGGTAATATAATTGCTGTTCTTACTACTACAATACAAGAAGACAAGATTACAGGAATAAGGAATTTACTTATATATTCTGTAAAGAGTAGAAAAGATAAATCGTTTTCTGATGTAGATTGGGATTCAGCACTTAGCACTTTGAAAAATTATGCTAGAGGTAAGGGTTGTAATAATATTGTAGCCTATACTACAGTGCCATATATAGCTTCACAAGTAGAGAAGTTTGGATGGCAGAAAGAACTATTCATTTTTACGGAGGTATAATATGGGACCTGGTGCAGGTGGTGGAGGTAATGCTGCTACGTGGGATATAGATTTTAAAGTAGCTATGATGGATATGCTGACTCACGCTAACGCAGATACTTTTGACCTCTCAATAGCCGATGTTATCAATAATGCTGTGTCAGAAACGGGTAATCCGTATTCAGGAGAGTACGCATTTGACCCAAGTGCTCAGCTTTCTAATATGGATATGGCGGTTAGTAGATTTGCAGTTAATGTAGATACTAATACAGTTGAAGCAGTTCAATCTAGAGTTAAACAGTTAGTAGACTCTGATTTATTAACGTTTGGTTCATCAAATAGTTTTAGAGATGTTGTAGCTAGTATACTTAACTCTGTAGTTCGTTCAACTGTGGCTGAGCTTATGTATATGACTCCTGTGGCAAGAGCAGAAGGAGTAAATAATTCTGATGTAGCTATAAGCAACGCAGCGTCTAAACTTTCTATAATTAATCAAATAGTTAATAATGATGCTGGCAAGTTAGATAGTGAAAGTATGGGTAGAGTAATTAGTAACAGTAGTACAATATCTGCACAGGAGTTTGATGAAATACTCATGAGAGCTAGTGATGGAGATGATATTGTTGATGCTATACTTACACGTTCAAAACAAGTTGGAGTAGAAATTAGCAATGAACAACTTATACAAATTAATCAAGTAGTAAAGTCTATTATAACAGATTTAACTGATATTGATGATGCAGCTAACAATTTATATATAAGTAGCAGAGTTCATGGCAAAGCAGATTCTGCTGAAGACCTGTCTGCTGCAGCTGCTAGTTTAGACGAGGTTATATCTCAGGGTAATGAAAAATCTAAAATCATTGCAAATGACATAGTGCCCGATTTATATGCTAATCTGCATACAGATAAAGTTGAAGTACTACAGAGTAGTGCAGAGAACATTACTAAAAAGACAATGTACGATGGAAGAAACTTATCTGCACAAAATATTGAAGAATTTATTAGACAATCTACTAGTTGGTTATCTGTATCTATTAACTCAATAGTGGAGTCTGCATTACAAAAATCTTCGGAAGCTGCAAGTTCAACTTGGATTGATTCAGCTAGAACAAGTTATGAGAATAGTAAACTCCCTGGTCATTTAAGGTCGATTGCGAGGTATGCAAGTGGAATGGCGTCTCTCAACGCAGTTCAGCACAGTACATTTGTGATAGGTATGGCACTAATGGAATCTGAATTTGATAAAGAAGTAGACTTGTATGCATCTCAACTTTCTGTGGAAATGGCTAAAGATACATTTAATGCCTATGTAAATCAGATGAATAACTTAATGCAGCACAGTATGGATGCATTTATAAGTAATATCAAAATCTATCTTGATGAGAATACATCTAATTATAGTAAATTTGATAAAATGTTTACTACGATATTCTCTAGTCATCTAGAGGCATACTTTAAGGCATTAAGTTTATGTCTAAATGAATTCAATGCAAGTGCCGCAATATTGTTTCAAAGGGCTGATAAATCAGTTGATACTAGAACTGCACTACAACAGGCACTTAGTCAAGCACAAACACAGCTTCTTCAAACACAAATAAGTGCAACTGACAATAATACTCAAAAAGTACTATCCTCTAAAATGGGGATGAGTGAAGGGTTGATGAAGTTATATGCAAGTGCAAGACAAAATGCTGACGGAGTAGCTGCTAATATCTATGCTACAAGTAGAAGTGAGATAGATAAAAGAATAGGAGACCTTGTTGGGTTGTATTCTAATCAAATTACATCTAGTACATCATCCATAATGGACTTTTTTAAAACAGTTGCCATAGGTACTATTGACTCTGAAGCTAAAATAGGATTAGCTCTAGACCAGATGAGGGTACAGTATAAACAGGCAGCTAGTGAATTATTGACATCTTATATTACATCACTTCAAGATAAAGAAGTTCAGGCAATGCACTACAGTATCGAGCGAGATAGGATTGCAATTGCAGCGTTAGCTGACCAATACAATGCTAATCTAGATATAAGTAGTGGGTATGCTCGTTGGGATTTAGAAGCATTTCAATACGGAAGTAATGCAATGGCATCTGGATTTGGTGGGGTAGTGTCTAACCCACAGGCAAATACTAAGCGTCAATCAGCGCTAAGTGGTGCTTTAGCGGGTGCCCTAATAGGGGCAAAGGTTAGCGGTGGTCATCCTATAGGTGTAGGAATAGGTGCTGCAGTTGGGCTTTTAAGTACCTATGTTTAACCAATAAGATATGTTCGATTTTCGAACAAAAGTAATTATGAAAGGATAAGATATGCCATATGGAAAAAGTAATATCGGATTGCAAATTCCTCAAGGGCAAGAAAATATTCTTGACAAGTTATATGGGATTATGCAAATTGCTACTGGTACAGGTGGGAGGTTGCCTAGTCTTGCACCTCAAGGACCTATTCGTGGGCAATCTGAGACAAGCCAGCCAGGATTGTTAAAACAAATTCTTGACTATATTGGGTCTCCTCAAGGAAATGTTTTACTTGGCGGCTTGGCTCAGTCATTTAGTGTGCCAGGTAGTTGGCAGAATACTACAGGAGGAATATTTAAAGGTATGGGACAGGCAGAAATAATTAACCAACAGCAGCAAGAACAGCAGAAATTACTCAAACAATTGTTAGAAATGTTTAGTAAAAACTTAAACCCTCAGTTGGGACTTAGTGACTCACAGGCTGCTGCACTAGGTCCCGAATTAGTTATGGAGTTAAATAAGCAGCAACAGTCTACTACACAACAAGGTATTGAAACTATTATGACGTTAATGAATATAAGTGATGCTATGAAAACTGGAGACGTTAAGAGGGCAGAATCTGTGGCAAATACTACAGGAATCTATGCTCAAGCAGCTAAGGACTTTCAAGAGGTTAAGGGCTCAGATAATGCGGCTAAGAATTGGATATATATAGGGGTTACAGGAGATGGAAAAGTAAAGTTTAAAAATTCTGTTACTGGAAAAGAGATGATAGGCGAATATTCTGAGGATTTAAAAGCAAGAGAAATATCTACAAGAGCTGCAAGTGGTGAAAGCATGGCTAACTATATTAAACAAACAGACCAGATTGAAAATATGGCACGACGCGCTGCCTTTTTAGAACTACTTCCATTTGTTGAAAAGGCATCTGGCAGTACACCGGAAGATGTACTTAAAGCTCTGTCAGGTGATAGTAGTATAGATACTGATGACCAAACTGCGTGGTTATTTTCTAAATTAGATAGCACTTATAGAAGTTATTATATTGAAGCTTATGATTTTTATACTACAGGTCTCATAAAAGGTGTACCCCTTTCTAAATTAACCTTACAAAGAAAGGGAGCCATTCCAGAACCACCACCAGTATTAGTGCCACCACTACCAAAAAGTGAAGAATCTAGTAAACCTACAATAGGAATAAAAGGTTCTAATAGACCTAAATTTAACTATACAAAACCTAATCTACGAGTATTTGGTGATTAGGTGTATTTAATTAATGGAGTATCTAGGTAATGATTGAGGACACACTAAAGAATACTTACGATGTACTCTCTGAAAGTTTTGATATGGGAGATTATAATACATTTTTGTCCTACGTTAATACTTCTCAAGGAGCTCGTCAAATTCATGATGAGCTATCTAAAAGATACGACACTTCTGGATTTGAAAAGTTTGCTTCAGAGATAGGGCATCCTGAATTTACAAGTGGTGAGTATGCTAAAATGTCAGAAGAAGGAATGAAGAGGTTAAGTACTCCATTAATTCCATTTTCTGGATTAATAAAAGATGAGTATACTGAACTTGCAGGTACTAAGGGGTATATAGCTGTAGGTGCAAATTCTACATTACAGTTACTTGAAGGTCTTACTAGTCCATTTAACTTAATACTAATGGGTGCTAATCTTTTACCTGTAATTGGTAGATTAGCGACCGCAGCGTTTACAGTAGAAATGGCAAGAGGCACCTACCTTGAAGGCACAGAAGCTATAGATGCATATAAAGAAGGTGCAAGAACAGGTGACTATAGAGCAGCTCTTGACCATATAATTAAGACAATAGGTAGTGGACTATTTACAGTTCTTGGTACTAAACATTTACATAAGACAATTAAACTTGAACATTTATCTAATAAGTACAAGAAAACAATTGTACAAGAAGCAGCTATTAGAGGAGAGGAATGGAATAAAGTTAGTATGAAACTGCCAGTAGAGCTAGATGAGATACAGGCAGTACAAAAAGAACTTCTTGACAATATAGCTAAAACTGGTGGAAAAAGTAAAGAGACTATTAAAACTGCAACAGAACTATTTCGACTTCAAAAGGATGTATGGGGTAAAAGAATTTATGAAGATATACCAGAGAAAAGCCTTGAGTCTTTAAATAACGAACTATACGAGACCAGTAAAGAGCGTACCAATATTCTTTCTAAAAAGCTTAAATCAAATGAGATTCTAGTTGAAGGTTTAGAAGATATGAAAAATAAAGGTATTGCATCTGAATCTGATATATCTGTACTTGAGAAGATTAAAGTAGAGAATGAAGCTGTAAAGAGGGACTTAACTCACTATACTGAAATATATATAAATATGAAGGATAGAGTTAATTATGATAAAGCTACTATAAAAGGAGAACCTACTCCTCTATCTAAAGACTTTGTGGATGAGCTTAGAAGAACCATGGAGATGTCTCAAGTTGAAGATCCAATCATACTTACACAGATAGATAATATGTTTGATAAAGCTAGAAGTATGTCCATAAGTGAACTTGAAAAGTATAAGACTATATACGAACAGCTGCTAGTAGAGAAATATGGTCTTACTGATGAACAAATATCTGAACGTCTTGGTATAGGCTCATTGGTTAAGGCGGCAGAGAAAAGAGATAAGATTAAGGAAAAGATTGATAGAGAAAGGATAGAAATAGTAGGGAAGGAAACTCTAGAATCTCGTCAACATATAGCTAAACTTAATATTAAAAAGGCAAATAAAACTATTGAGGACTCAATTATTAGAGGTAAAGATCCTTGGATGAATATTCCTAAAAATGTTGGTTTCGAGACTCCAAAGCCTAGAAACTTTGCTAGGTATCCAGAGTACGTACCTGAACTAGACCCAAGAAAAGTGACTTATGACTATAAAGCAGACTTGGAGTTTAATAAACAGACTGATATTTTATTCGTTGAGAAAGGATTATATGGAGAAAAGAAAACTGGAGTAATAGGAGAAAAGTATTTAACTATTAAAAATGGAAAGCTCATAGTAGAGTCACAAAAGTCTAAGACTTTGAAAGAGCCTAGTTCAACTGAACCGGAAATAGAAATTATTAGAGACAACATTAACATTAGGAAGCATACAAGTCCCTTTAGGAATGATGGAACAGTAGTACAAGAACCAACTAAAATCTATGATGCTAATGGAAATGTATATGGAGTTGTAATACCAGAGGTTCCTAGTATAGCTAGAACATTTAGTAACGTTAGAGAATCTGTAGTATATATTGCAAGAGGAATTAAGCTACATTTTCAAGGTGCAAAGGAATATATTACAAATGCTGAAATTGGTATAGTTGCTAGCGAAGCTGGTTGGGCTAAAGCTAAACCATTATTAAAGGAAGCATGGAAAAACTATAACCAAGCTGGTAAGTCGATGTCTGAATTTGTATCAGATATGAATTCATTATTAGGTAGACAATATATGCCACTTCTTACTCGATTTGTTAAAGAAACTGAAACTCCAGTGATAGATAAGGAAACTCTTATATCTAGTGCTGTAGAAAAGATAGATGAAAATAGAAAAGCAGCAGATAGAGAGAAGGAGAAAAACGCTTCAGTATTAGTAGGTCAAGTAGGTAGACTGTTATGGGGACAGTCTGCACAACTACATAATATACTTGAGTCTTTTGGTGAAGAAGGTAGGAGAGCAGTAGTTAGACATTCTCTTAGGAAAGGAGCATCTGGATATGCAGATAGAGTTTCTAGTGCGGCACTTGATGATATTGAGTCTGGTCTTTTTAAAAATGAAATAGAATTACTTCAAAATTATATATTAATGAAAAGAGTAGACGCTATTGATAGATATATTCCAGATAGATTATATGCTCATGATATTAAACCTGAAGAAGCAAGAGCGTACATAGCAGATTTTGGAAATATAGTAGGTACAGATATAGCAGCTAGAGTGTATAAAGCATCGGATAAGTATTTCAATTATATGAGAGAATTAGGTATAAACTTGTTGAGGGACGAACAAGTGATTACAAAAAGTACCTATGAAGCATTAGTTAACTCTGGAGTATATAGTCCTAAGGAGACAATTGATGCAGTATCTAAATATGATATAGTACAAATTGGTGATAGAAAGATAAATGTAAAGGATTCTAGAATAAAAGCTCTTACGGAGGAAGGGTCGACAAGAACCATAGAACCCAACCATAGATTGTTGCTTGAACATGTAGCTAAAAGAACACAAAAGTTAATTATGGATAATAGAGCCAATCGAGCACTATACGATTTTGCTTTAGCTCATCCTGAAAATTCTGTAGCAAGAATAATTGAACCAAAGTCAGTAACAAAAACTGGAGTTCTTATATATCCAGATGCACCTAAGGGATATGAATATGTTAGTTTTATGACAGATGGTATAGAGCGGAAGTTGGCGATAGAGAGAAACACTGCAATAGAATGGGTACAGACAGGAGACCCAATCAACAATAGACAAACTGTACTATGGTTAGAATGGTTATCTTTAAGTAAACCATTAAAAGCCATGGCAACTGGATATAATCCACTCTTTGGTGCAAAAAACTTATCTAGAGACTTCTTACATCTATGGCTTACACCAGAGGGACTAGAAAATTATAGTGTATTTATTCCTGTTAAATTTGTACAGGCAATAAAAGACTATAGTAAAGTTGCGCTGGATGCTTGGAGACAGGAAGGAAAGTTTGTAGATGCGGCTAAAGAAGGAATGCTAATGGAATGGTTGTCAGCTAGTGGAGAAAGCTATGCTTTTCGAAAATCTTCACTAGGAAAAGGATTAAGTTTGTTTAGTAAGATTGGCAACTTTACAGAAGTATGGACAAGGTTGGCTTTATATGAGAGAGTGCTAAAGAATAAAGTCAAGGCAGGAATGACCGCCAAAGAAATTACGGATATTAAAGCAGATGCAGCATATCAAGCAAGGAACTATATGGACTTTGCAGACGGAGGTTCTGTTACTAAGTTACTAAATCATATAGTCCCTTATAGTAATCCTTCAGTACAAGGAGTTAGGGGAATAGGACGAGGAATTTATAAGCATCCACTAAAGTTCGCTGGAACAGCTGCCCAGATGTTAGCTGGATTAGTTACCTATCATTATGCTATGATGAGTATTAAACCAGATGCATATGAAGATTTAAGAGATAGCAACAATACTATTAATATTCCCATTCCTGGAGCTGTTGAAGAAAATGAAATGGGGCATAAAATTTACAGTTACTTTAAGGTAACTATTGACCAATCATTAAGACCACTTAATACCTTTGCCAGAGGTTTAGCCGAAATGCTTGCTAAACGTGATGATGTAGATTGGAGTAACATGGATAGTAGTCTAGCAGAGTTAGCTCTCCTACTTCCAGAAGATATGGGAGTTCCAATATATGATATGTACAGTTCCTGGAAGGCTAACTATGATAGTTATAGAAAAGCTCCCATTTGGAGAGGTAGAGAAACTAATATTCCAGGTCTTGAAAGTAACCAGTATATACATCCTGTCTATAGGTCTATTGGTGAACACTTCAACTTTATTTCACCCGCAAGATTACAACATGCTATAGATGAAATTATTACACCGTCTAATAATGCTGTTAGAATATTTGGCAACCTTACCTGGATGATGTTTGATAACGAACTTGATACAGATACTAGGAAAAAGTTATCGGCAGATATAGTAAAAGAAGTAAGTTTAATGAGAGGTTTTGTAGGTAAGACTAATCCTATTAGTACTGCATTTAAAGAAATGAGAGATGATGAACTTACTCAAGGAGCTGATAAAAGAATTGCTGATATGGAATTTGAAGACCTATTCAGTAGGTATTATAAAAACCAATCATCAGAAAATGCGCAGGCACTGATAGAGGTTATTATGAATAAGCCTCTACTTGAACAACAGCGACTTAAAGAAAAATTTAAAAGAGAGTATATACTTACAGGTGTTACAGATAAAGGATGGTGGAGAGCTTCACTAATGAAAAGCCCCAAAGTGAGAGCCTCTACATTTATATCAATGTATAAACTTGCAAATGTTGATGGTAAGCATAAGCTTATCAGTACTGCACTAGCCCTTCCTGGATATGTTACATTAGAGTTTAAAAAAGAAATAGCTCAATTAGATGATAAGATAAAAATGAAGTAGTAAGATGTGTTCGATTTTTGAACACACCTTACTATTTTTTGGCTAGAACGGAAGGTCGGTTATTGCTTCTTTTTCTTTTTCTCTTGCTGATGCTTCTTTTTTTGCCTGCCCTTCTTCTTCTTCTTTTGCTAGTGCTCTTTCTACAGAAGATCTAAATGCTTCTACTGCTAGAACAGCAACAGCATTTTCTACTGGTCGTTGTTGTAAACTATCATGACCAATAATAATTTTTGCCTCATTGCTAGCTAGAATATTATAAGGCGAGTCCTCATCCTGAAGGGTAACACGAATAAAAATTCTAACTTGTTTCATTTTACTTCTCCTTAAGTTTATACTTTATTGTACCATCTTGATTAATTACAATTTTACCTCTAGTTTGAAGACCAAGTAGAATTTGGTCTAAATCTCTGCTAGAAACATCTCTATAGAAGTTATCGTATAACTTCTTATATGTAGTAGTACCATTATATGCTATATAAGATATAATTTTTTCAATTGACCCTGCAAGTGGATTATTACCCACTCCAGCCCATACCCTAGGCATGTTTACTTCAGTAGTAGAAAGGATTTCTGATGCTCTTATGAAATCACTCTCATCAATAATTAGTGAGTTGTTTCTTGATGCTGAGCTTACCATGCATAATTTTAGTAAATGGTCAGCCCTTCTATTAATATAACTAGCGAATCTTGGGTCTTTAATAGGGGGATTGTTTCTTGTATCCTCATACCAGGGTTTATATCTATTTAAAAATTCATTAGTATAAGTAAACTCCCCTTGAAGAGTTCTAATAGCTCTTAAATCAGAGACCAAGTTTGTACGTAATATACTATCTTCTTTATTAATAAATGGATTCCATACTAATTTATCTTCTCTATCAGAATACACGAATATTATTCTTGCTGTTAACCCAGACCCTATCATACTTTTAGGCAGAGACTCCTCCAGTGAATCTGGAGTTGTCGCTGCAATTAAGTTTACCCATACTCCATTTACTTCTTCTCTATCACGTGAGATAGTTTCATAACTCCAGCGATTATCACAATCATACCAATCACATAAGTCGGATATAAGTTCATTATTCTGGTATCCTAGGAACACTGTCATCTCTTTCGAGAATACAGTAATAGATGCATGATAAATTGGTAGTCCTACTTTATCGGTAATAGGGTTTTTCTTACTCGCAGTTACTAATGACCTTATGAGTGCCTGCCGTGTAAT